AGGCTATCAAGCCGGCTGATCCGGTACCGCAGCGACGCGTTTTCGAGCTCCTTCATCCATTTGCCGTCGATTGCGTTTTCCTTGCCGTACTTTATGTACTGTTGGACCGTCCAACGAAACTCTTCGAGCTCCTTCGATGTCAGGAGCTTCCGGGCCTCCGCGATATCGATGCTGTTGTTTTTCGCGAACCGCTCGTAAAAACCTTCTATCTCGGTCTGGACGCGTTTGATTGCCTCACGGTATTCCCTATCGAGCGCGGCCGCGTATTCCTCGCCTTTTTGCAGGAGGCTCTGGTTCAGCTCTTCAAACCGGCGGGCCCAGTATTCCTTATTCGGCGTCGCCATCGCCGCCACCGCCCGGTGTCATTCTTTCGTACGAGCTGTACGCCTCGGCCTCTTCCCGTTTCTGTTTTTTAAGCTCCTTAATCGCCTGGTTTACGTCGTCGACATACGGATGCTTTGCCAAAAGCAACGTGTCCGGAACAAGTCCCTGCGACTGCGAGATGATCTGCACCGTCTCAAGGTCATTCGTGATCATGCTTTTGTTTGCGTCGAAGCGGACCAGGCTCGCGTCGTAAACCGTGTTGTTTTTCCGATTTAAGTCCTCGGTCAGGAACCAAAAGAATTCCTTCATGGCCTTTTTCAGCTTGACGATCATCTTATCCGATTTCAGGTCGAGCTGCGTGTATTTGAACTTGAGCGCGACGCCCGACGGCGCCGATCCGAAGGTTTCGTCGTCCGTGTCGATTGCCATGCCGAGATGGTAAATGTCCCGCCGCAGCATCTTAAGCCATTCGAGCCGGTCGGATACGTCCAGACTCACCTGCTGCGCCTGTATTTTCCCGTTCGGGTCGGAAACGCTCACGGCCTTGTTGATCTTAAGCTTTTGCTGGATCGCCTTCGCCGTTTCCCCGCCGTAACCCTGGATCATGAAATAAAGCTCGACAAGATCGATCTGGTTGTTTGTGCTGGAGCTGGAGATCAGGTTATAAGCATCGATCAGGCCCTTGTTCCGCGTCAGGTCGCTCATTTGCCGGCTGTTGTTGTAAAGCGGGATAAACGGCACCCGCCCCCATCCATGCCCCTCGCGCCTGACTTCCCGCTCGTCAATGCTCGTTATCCCGTACCAGTGCGGCAGACGCCGTTCGAATATGTACTCCCCGTTGTCATCCTCGGTATAATGGGACACATCCGAGGCGGTCCACCATTCGACGTGCTTTCGGATCACGTCGCCGCCCGGCCGAACAACCGCAATCTCATAGTACCGGATCATCTCGACAAGCTCTTTCTGGTATTGCGTGTCGTAAAGCGGAATGCAGCCCTCGGCCGGCACGATCACATACTGAAAATTCCCGCTCTTGTCATAATACACATGCAGCCATTCGACGCCCTTGTTGGAGGCGCCCGTTTCAAGATCGGAGAGGGTGTCGGAAAATTCCTCGTCCGACGTGACGGCCGTTATCATGTCCTCGAATGTTTTAAGCTCCGCGTTGTCCTCCGCGCCCTCCACCGTGACGGACGCCGGCCGGCCGCTGATATAAGCGACCTTCTGGTCGACGTGCTGCTGATGAAAATTGTGGACGTTGTGATGGTTCGAATTGTTCTCGTTTTCGAACTCCCGCCCGACGGGGTTGCCGTTTGCGTCGTCCTCGTAAATCGTGGACCTGCGGAAGTCGTGGCGGAGGATATCGTGATCCCCGTCGTAATACCGCTCCCCGATGGACATAAAAGCCTTTTGGGGATTCCCGGTGTCGTCCTCTATGATTTTTTTTATGATGTCGCTTGTGCTGAGCCTGCCCTCGACCGAAAGCTTTTCTTTGATCAGCTCAAGATCTGAAATATACAAATTCCCACCACCTATCGCACTTTCGTATTGATGATATCGTCCTGCAGGGCATACCGCGCGGCGTCGATGCTGTGGTTGTCGCGGTCCGGGTATTCCGCCTTGAAATTGCCGTTCGCGTCTGTCTCCAGTTCATAGCCGTAGAACTCGCGCCATGTATTCGGGCATCGCTCCGCATCGATAATGATCTCCTCCAGGTCGGACAGCCATTTCACGCCGTAGTTCACGCTGTCCGGGCCTTTCCGCGCGCCGCGCACCCGGAGGCCGTACTCATACATCTCCGCGATACTCTTCGGCTCCGCGCTGTCCGCGACGATCTCATGATTCGCTGCGTTTTCCGCCTTGACGAGCTGCGCCGCCCGGCGATTCGAAAGCCGCACCTGGTGGATCTCGTAAAAGATATACAGCCGCCGGCGCGTTTTATCGTAATGGCAGACCAGGTAATGGAACGGATCGGAGGCGTAGCCCCAGTCAATGCCGCGGCGTATCCGGTCAAAGATCCTGATCTCGGCGTCCGTGATACGCCGGTTTGTAAGATTCGTGAAGACCTCCGCGCCCGTGCCCGTTACCTTGCCGAGGTATTCGTGCTCATATGCTTCCGGCTTCGTCGCCTTCAGGTGCTCCGCGTCAATGATAAAATCTTTCCCGAGCCATTCGCGCGGGACGTCAAGATACGTGCTGTGATGACATACCGTGTCCGGCCGGTCCCACTGAACTGGATCGTTCACCCATACGCGCTGTGACTTCGGCGGGTTGTATGAATAAAAGACGGTGAACCGATCACCGCCTCTTACCACCGATTGCTGGATGCTCCGGATCTTTTCCGGGCCCTCGAACTCGTCGAGCTCTTCAAACCAAAGGTATTTGATATACCCCTTTGACACCTTGATCGACTTGGATTTTTTGACCTTATCCGCGCCCCGGAAAAGGATCACTTGCCCGGTCGGGATATAGGTCAGGCGCAGCGGGCTTACTGTCTGCCGCCACAGGTGCGACACTCTGAGCTTGTCGATCGCCCACACCAATTGCTCGTAAACGCTGTCGTGCAGGTTGACACCGTACCGGCGGAAAGCGACCGCGTTTGTATGTCTGCCCTCCTGCGCGTCCCGCATCATGCCGAGGATGATCTCAGTCCCCGCGAAGGTCGATTTTGTACTGCCGCGGCCGCCGTCGAGCTTGTAATACGTGTGCCGGTTTTCAACGACATCCCGATGTAAGCCGTAAAACACAGGGGCGATGATGCCGGTATACTTAACCTGAATCTTTTGGGATGTCATCAATCAACTGCACCCCCACATCGCCAGAGAGATTCACGTTGTCTGTGAACATCCCGAAATGCTTACCCAAGAGCTCCAAAGCCTTAAGCTTGTCAGCAATCTTAATTTCGCGTTCAACGCCTTCGCCGTCGGCCGTCGGTATTTTTTTAACCCTCACAGATGCAATCGCCGCCGTATCGTCGCGACGTGCATCAGCCTTGATCGTGGCATCTCCCATGTTGATAACATCATCCGCATTAACAAAGCCGATACGCGCCAGCTCCCGAATCACCCGCTCCGGGCTGACGCCTGTTCGCTTCGAAAGCTCGGCCATCGCCTCGGCAATCTTTGCCTTGACGTTTTTCGACGCGAGAAGTCTGGAGCCCTGTTCGCTCGCGGTCTTCGGGCTGTACCCCGCCCGGATCGCCGCCTGCGTCGCGTTTAGGTCGATCAGATATTCAGTTATAAAGCGCTCCTGCCTCGCCGTCAGCTTTGCCACCCTCGCCACCTCCCCCCGGGCATAATAAAAGCCGCCCTTTCGGACAGCTTCTCTATCTTAATTAAAACATAAAATAAAGCGGACATTCTAGGACATCTTTTTGAATCGCTTTGAGCCCAGTGTTTTCAATGCTTTGCTGTGCAATCGTCGAACATGCCGCTCGCAATAATTCATCTTTTCCGCGACCTGTTTCCATGACATATGAGAGAGATAATAAAATTCAAGGACCGTCCTATACCGGTCATCCTGGATCCGCTTGATCACCTTTCCGATCTCCCTTTTGATCCGGAGAAGGCGCCTGATATCCTCTCTGAGCTCCTGCGTCAGATCGCTCGCCATGACCGCGTAATCCAGTACCTTGTTTTTGGGCTGTCCGCCCTGCACTCTTGCGTCATCAAAATTGGCGGCAAAGGAAATCGTCGCGCTTTCGGCGACTTCTTCGAGATGCTTTATTTGAGCACGCTTTGCCCGGATCTTGACGTCGATCATGCGGGCCTGTAAAAGATACTCCTTTGCCGTCATCATGCTTCCCCCAGCTGTTTATATAATCGCGCGCGATTATAACGCGGGCACGTACCCGCGAAAACCCTAACATTTCTTAACATCTTTTTTGATCTCCCGCTCCGGAATAACATAATCCTTGGGCAGGACATACCGGACATACTCCATTGTCCCGTATCGGTTATGCGTCGTCTGCCTCTCGATCAGGCGCGCGCCTTTCGGTAGCTTGAATTCCCCTTTGCGCCTTACCCGCTCCGGTTTGGGCACAACCGGCTTTTTCAGGTTCCGCGACGGGACATATTTTTTTTCGTTTTTTTCGTTGAATGAATTTTCGATTATGTAAGTCGCCAGTTCCAGGAACTCTCCGTTTGCATCGTGATAAAGGTATTCGGAATGAACGTCGCCGTTCCCCCATTTTTCCCGAAGGATCGCAATCGCTACGTCGTCCATGACAATGTGAGCGTGCAGCCGTACTTTCTTCTTTGTTTTCGGGTCCCTGTCGCAGATGGCGTAAACATATCTCAGCGTATTCCCCGTCTGCCCGAAATACCATCTTCCGACCCGCTCCAGCCAAAGGCGCACAACCTTCGCGGCCTCCTTTTTCGTTCCCGGCAGATGCTCGTCGTCAAACCCCGCCGTCGCAAAAATATCGCTGGTTGTAAAATTGCAGTTTAATACGCTCGCCAGCCGTCTTGCCGCCTGTCGTAAATTGGCAAGCGTTTTTCGAATCGAAGTGTTTCCCTTTGTTTTTGTAGCCCGTATTTTTTTCTCGGCTGACCAGTAGGTCCCCAGTTCGGCGATCCTCCCTGAAAATCTGAATTGTTGCATCAGATACACTCCTTATCCCTCCATATAAATATGGTGCTAAACTTAGACGGAAATCGGGCCCGCATAAAGACGCGCGCGCGATATATATAATGTATAGGTGCTGACCGGCTTTTGCCCTTTGTTCGCGGCACGAGGTCACTCTCATGCCGCGCGTCAAAATGCAAAGGCTTGTCCTTAGTGATATAATCAGTACATTACTTAAAAAGGAGAAAGGTTGATATGATCATTACAACAACCCCCTCTATTGAAGGCAGAACGATTACATCGTACAAAGGCATCGTCATAGGTGAAGTCATAATTTTTACTAATTCGCTTACGCGCAACATGGATGTTGCGCAATTGAGAGAATCCAGAGAAAAAGCATTTCAACAAATGGAGCAAAACGCTAATAAGTTGGGAGCGAATTCCATAGTTGGAGTAGACATTAACTATGATACATTTAGCCCTGGAAATAATATAATGATAATCTCGGTCTCCGGCACGGCCGTAGTTGTTGAATAAGCGCCTCACTCAGCCTCAACGGCTGAGTTTTTTTCCCTTTCCTTCGCAAGCACCGCCTCTGCCTCGGCGCGGGTAAGGATCTTTAAAACCTCAACCACCGTACACCCGTCGTCTCCGTTGTTCTCTTCATCCGGTTCGAACCACGAGATGCGCGTGATCTCTTTTCCGCATTTAGGGCAGTAAAACGTATTATTTTCATACGGATTGCCGCCGTCTGTAAACTCCCATGCAAGGCCGCAGGAACAATCCCATGGTGTCTCTCCATCATCTTGTGACCATTCGCACGTTTCCCTTACCATGCACCGGCCCTCACGCTCGGCATTGCAGATGGCTTCGTGTCGTTCAATGGAAATGCCATCTGATTGCGCAGCGCGGAGTTCTATGTCTAACTCAACCAACTGCGTTTCCCTAATTTTCGCCCATTCATTTGGGTCCTCGTCCCACTCGAAATCTTCAGGTGCGTCAATGTGGGTTTCAAAAAATACGATATCTGTCTTGATTGCTTCTATGTCACGCATTCCATAGCCTCCAATTTTGCTGACACAAATTATGTAAACTCATTGCATTATGCCTATATCAATTGCTTGTGGGATAGAGTATAATGTATTTATCAATACGGAAAGGAGGTTCCATATAATTAATAATTCTAAGCAACAAAGTCAAAAAGATTTAGACGATCTGATCTTTGAAGACGAGGACTATTTCGTTAGTGAACGGTAATGGTCACTGTAACGGCTCCCAGGGTGAAAGGCTCCCTGGTATTTTTATGCCCTTTTTTGGTTTGTTGCCCCCTTCATCTCCGCTATTTCATCCTTGTCAAGGCAGCACCTCTGATATTTTTTCCCGCTCCCACAGGGGCAAGGATCATTCCGGCCGATTTTCGGGCCTTTTCGGATTCTGGTATATTTGAGAGTACCGAGAAAGCTGATATTCGGCCCTCTTACATTTTCATAGCGATATTTATTCACCTCCGCCAGTCTCCTTCTTGATGGTTGCCTTATGGCACATCGCGGCAACCTGTATCCATTCGGCAGCGGCATGTTCTGCGCGATCCTGCATTTCCTTCAAATCGCCGTTTCTGGTCGTTGTGCAGTCATTTTTTACATCGTGCCAGAATCTTTCAAGCAAGAACGCAAAACCGGTGGCGCAATCCGTTGCCTCCTGGAACTCCTCCAGAATGACCGCATAACTTTCATGAGGACCGTTGTTGGCCTTGCCGAATTTCTTGGCGGTCCGCTCATATTCCATAGATACGGTCGCCTGCACCCTATTCAAAAGTTCCTTCATCTGTTGACCTCCTTCACCGTCATGCTATCATCAATAATAGCCTCTATCCTGTCTAACCTGATCCGGAATTCCCGGTTGTCCCGCAGAACTACGCTTACTGGCTCGTTTCCGTCAATCACTCCGATGTAGATAACATCGGAAATGATCTTGTCAGGGCTGTTCAGGTTCTTGCGATAGTGAATTTTCATGATGCCTCACCCCCCTTCCGCCTCCTCCGACAGCGGTCGATTAGCAATAACAAAGCTGACAATTGCGTTGACCTGGTCAACGGAACAATAGCGTGTGATCGCTTTGTATATCGTTATGTTTTCTGCATTAAGCCGTTCTATTTCCTCCCGTAGCTGCCTGACCTCCGCATTGGCGATCATCAGGTCTGCCGCAAGATCAGATGCGTCGGGCGATATTATTCGTAGCTGTTCCACTTCCGCGATCAGCGCGGGGATGTCTTTGACACTATCATGGTACACCTGTAAGGCTTCTGCAATCGTGCCGCCCTCATACGCCAGAGCCGCCTCGCATCTTGCCTTGATCACCTGTAGGTCAAAACTATGTGACATAAAATCTCCTTTCAATGCATATAATGAACATACCTTACCTAATAAGGTGGTGAGCAATGATGAAAGTAATATTCATCATTATCATCTAATAGCGTTTAGATGATTCCGGATCCGAAGGCGGATCCGGGAACCCGCTATAAATTAATTAATAAAAGCATCGATAATATGAATCTGCCTTTCGGGGTGGTTTTTTTATGCCCTTTTGCTCCGGAATGCGGGGATGGCTCGTTAATTTAATCGCTACTCTCCGCTTTTCCCTCCTTCCAATCTGGGCATTTCTTCCCGGATTTAGGCCTATACGGTCTTCCATCTGCAGAACAGGCATCGCATGGCATTCCATTATCCCATCGGTCGTCCTTGATAATACAGTCCTCCAGATTCGCGCATGACCCGCACCAACAGGCGACGCATCCATCGATTGGCGCCGCTTTCAGAACTTTTGTAAGCTCCCCTTCACGTATTCCACACGGGATGACGCCCAGGATCACATATCCCGGAAGACAAAAGCGCTCGTCCTCCATTTTGTATGTAACCTTTTTCAGCACGCAACGCCCAGTATATCCGAGGCCAACCATATACTCATTTAATGCCAGATAATCCCCTACGGCATAAGGACGATCGTTTTTCCGCACTTCAAATGGCTTTGCCCCGGACACCAGATCCTCAAAAAACTCCGGCCAGACTTTTAATTCATGAATCATAGCTCCGCCTCACCTTCTGTTTCCGGTACCCGCACCGCGATAAACACCATCCCCCGCGTTTTCCCGCTCGATTTCCGGTAAAGCGCGGAGCGGACCGTATCGCGCGAAACCCCGCATCTTTCGGAAAGGTGCTTCGGGGAGTCCTCGACGACGAGGGGCAGCTCGTATTCATCCGCCGTGACCGCCATGTAAAGCACGTCTTTAGTCCTCATTTCCCATCCCGCTTTCAAGCATCAGCTGGTTCTTTCGATACGCCTCGTAAAGCGTCTGATCGTTGTCCTTAAGAAGCCCCGCAAAGAAAATTTCATCCATTTCGGCCTGTTCCGAGTCGAGATAAGCCATTTGCGCCTCGATCAGATCTTTTAGGATTCTCCACGCGACCCGCTCAGCCTGTTCCTTTGTCGGCCGAAGGTTTTGCTTTTCCATAACCTTATAAACGGCGCCCGCCTTGGCGGCCAGCTTAATGCCGCGCAGCCCGTCCGGCGTGTCTATCTGGAAGCATATCGCCGTGATCTTCCCGCCGGCGTCGTAATCAAACATGATTTTCCTGGCGCCGTGCTCGGCCAGTTTTTCATGAATCTCCGACACGGTTTTATTAACGTTGATCTTCGTCGTATAATTCAAAATCGGCATTTCTAACCTCCTTCAGGCCCTCAGCCCGACCGCGATCAAAACCATAAATGCATAGCAAGCGGAAATGATCGTCCATTTGACGCGCGCCGGCAATGCCTTCGCAGCCTTGGTCTTCTCAGGCCCGGCCCATGCCGGACCTGTTTTTATTGCGTAATCCTTTAAGGTCTTGTTTTCCGGGCCCAGCTCGGTTTTGATATTGTCCAAAAGTTTAATAACCGCAAAATATTCGTTCGCGACCCTGTTCGCCTCCCGCACGATGTCCAACTCAGGCATTTCCCGCACCCTCCTGCCCCAGGCTGTTGCGCATGGTTTCGAGCACGGCGCCCATTGCCTTGCGCAGCCCCGCGGCCCGCTCCGACGGCAATTTCAATGTGATTGCGGTCATGCGGTTCCATTCGTCCTGGAACATTTCAAAATGGACCTTAAACGCGGCGGTATCCGGATCGGCCGTCTTCAGCTGCGCCCGGAGGGCCTCCGCCTCTCTTTTGAGCTGCTCTGTTTCTTCACTCGAGGCGCCGGCGGCGTTTTTCAGTTTTTCTTCCATGGCCTTGAGCTCCGCTTCGAGCTTGTCCCGTTTTTTCTCGATCCCCTCAAGCTTTGCTTTTAGTCCGGCTTCCTTTTTCTCATAGGCTGACTTCGCGTCCTTTACCGCCTGATCCGCCGCGGCCTTGGCGGCCGCCTCGACTACGGCCGGGTCCGGCTCCTGCACCGCGACCTCGATCGGACGGGATTGGAGTTCCTTCAGTTCAGCTCTCAGTGATTGAATTTCATTATCGGCATCCTCGACCTCGCGCAATGTATTGTCATAACGCGTCGTGATATCCGAAATCTTCTTTTCCATCTCATGGTTCGATTCCTCAAGCTGTTCCTGCGCCTGCCGCGCCTCGTTAAGTTCTTTGAGCGCCTGTTGAAGCTCCCGGGTGCTCATGTCCTCGACATTGTTCGCTTCGGCGAAGCTTTCCCGCTCGTCGGCCGGTAGCGCGAGGAGGCTCAAAGCCTTGGTATAGCTCAGATTCCCAAGCGTTTGGGAATCTGCCTCCGGCCCAAAAAGGCCCAGCTGGGCCGCCCCGTATTCATCGAATATCCGCATAAAGTTGTTGGCCGTCGACTGCGAATAATCGACCTCGGTCCGGAGCCACTCCCCCCAGGACCCGTAAGGCACAAGCTCCTTTGCCTCCCGCAGACGCCGGCCGATCTCGATCGCATAACCCAGTACCATGCGCTGCGCCTGCCGGTGCAGTGTGCGAATCTCCAGCGCGACAAGATCCGCCGTCCTCGTTGCTGATATCTCGTTCATGCCGTTTGCGCCTCCTTTTTCACCTTAACGACCGGGTTTCCGTCCCTGTCTCTCTTGCTGCCGTCGTGCACCCAGCCAAGCCATTGGTCAAGAAATTCCTTAAATGCGGTCTTGGGCGACGGAGCGCCATCCCTTTCGTTTTTCTTTCCGTGAATCTGCCGGATTTCAATTTTTTTGCAGTTGTCTTCCGTGGTCAGCTCGATCGTGACAAACGGCGAGTCCGGAAAGTCAGCATACCGCAGGAAAAGGATCGTTACCGCGCCCTTGACATGCCGTTCAGCGTACCCTCCGACGCAGTGCTCCAGCACCNTCCCCTCCCGGACAATCTCGTTGACGCCCTCCGGTATCACAATTCGAATGCCGTCCATTTCGTACTCAAACTGACGTTTCAGCGCATCGTACCTTGTTTTATATCGTTTTACCGCCCGCGCATCCTCCTTGACCTTAACGGCCGCCGTCGCCTCGTCGTGCCTCTTCCGCAGGTCCTTCGGCATCCGGACATCATCGCGCCGAAGATCATACCTAAGTTTCACCGCGGCGTCGAGGTAATCGTCCCAGGTCTGCAAAACCGTCGATATCGGGACATACCCGTGAGAACACCCGGCGCCGAACGAATTTATGTAGTTTTCGGCGCGTTTGAACGTAACACCCGCGTTTATGACGCAAGAGCTAAGCTTTTCAAACTGCAGTTTTTTCCCTTCGATCCGTTTCTTTGTCTCCGCGAACTCTTTCAGCGATTGGACCAGCCCCCGCTTTTTCATGCGCCGGAAATCAAGAAGTGGGTCCAGGCTCATATCGGCCTCCCTGAAAAAGCTGTAATCATTTTTAGAGAGCCTGAAAAAGTCCGCCGGGTTCTGAGCGTTCCAGTCGAGGGCTCTTTTGTTTTCTTTCCCTTCGATGACTATATCGCGCAGTACCTGCATATGCCCAAGCTTCGCCAAAAACTCCATCTGCGGCCGGCGCGTGTATTCGGCGAGGTATTCGACCAGATATGCCGCCATGATGCCTCCCGGTTCATCAAAATACTGCCCTCCGATATAAGCGCCGTACTGATCGTTAAACCATTCGTTATACTGGCAGTACTGCATCTTGGTTTTCAGGAGATTTACTAGCCCGACGACTGCGTAGGATGTTTCTCGCTCATACATCCCCATGATTTTCTGGAACGGCTCGCGAACAGA